GGTATAATGGCGCCAATTGACGCTGTAAAAGATGGATTTAATTTCTTTAAAGACACACTAAATGAAGGTGTTAATGTTGCGAAAGATACATATGCATTTGGTCAGAAAGCATTTGCTTTTGCTAAAAAACTGTATGCTTTCGATATAAAAGCATTTGCACTTAAAACAAAAGCATTCTTATTAGAAAAGAAAAAGTTTATGTTAGATAAACTAGCTATACTCATGAATCCATTTGTTGTTTTGGGAACTGCCATGTTAGGTCTCATAGCAATATTTGCTAATTTTGGTCCACAAATAAGAGAAGGCATATTAAATGTTATAACTTTCATATCTGATGGTATTAAGGAAGCAATAGGTAAATTAGGTGATTTTTTATATGACGGATTTGTAACTGTTGTCAATGCTTTAATCGGTCTTGTAAACAAGTTACCTGGTGTTAATATTGATTTGATGAAAACAACAGATGAACTGAAAGAAGCAGAAGAAAAGGCAAAATTATCAGAGGGACAAAATCTAGTAGCAGCCGCAGTAGCAAGTGGTGCTGTAGGTGGTGATTTAAGATTAGGTGGTGAATCAGTTATTGGTGGTGATGTTGGCAGTGCATTAATACGAGATGTTAAAAATCAAAAAGACATGGTTGCTAGCAGAAAGACACAACAAGCAGACCTATTTCAACAAAGAGCAGCTGACGCTGGCATGATACCTCCTGTTGTAGTAACAAATGTTAATGACAATAAACAAATGAATACTCAAACAAATGCTGTTAGTGTGGGTGGTGGTGTTGTTGCAAATAATGATGATACTGTTACTAAATTATTAAATGCAGGTTAATAAGGTTTAATACCTAATTCTATTTCAGTTACAATTTTAAATTCAATATTATTATCATCACAATAGTTTTTTGCAGCTTTCCATTTTGCTTGATTTGTAGCAAATGTAACACACTCTTTAACGAACTGTTTAGTTTTTCTTGAACGAGGTTTTGGTTTCATACATTGTGCTTTAGGTTTTATTTCTATCATCATCTTTTTACCATTAGATGTCTTAACAATAAAATCAGGAAAGTATCTATGTATTTTATTATCAACAGGGTTTTTATATGGTACAAACATTTCTTCACTTGCCCAAGCTACAATGTCAGGGTTTTTATCACAATAAATCATGAATCGCTTTTCCCACGAAGAACGATATTGTATATTCTTACTATCACCAACATATTTCTTAGGATTGTTAGGTTTGTATAATCCCTTATGCGGTGCTTTATAGGTTTTATTGCGTTTTGATGATATCATACTACTATTTATCGTATAAATATTATAAACAAATAGAGAGATAATATGGCATTTACATCTAAAATCAATAGTATAGTAAAAGCAGTGCAAAGTAATCTACCTGCCGGCATTGGTAGTCAGATAAGCAACTTTGCTTCATCAATAACAGGTCAAATCCAAAATAATAAGATAGCTGCTAAATTACTTAATAAATCACCATTAGAATTAGATTCAGCAACTCCTTCATCTCATATGAAAGAGAACCCATTTCAATATGGGACAGTACAATATCCACAAGAAGCTGGAAACATGGGTGATGGTCATTATGTTGTATTTGATGTATTAACAGAACAACAATCAGCATTTAAATACACAAAATTTGATGGTACTAATATAAAAAAATTAAGTGGTAAAGATTTATTTAGTGGCGACTTAGGTGCATTAGATTTAGCAAACCCAACTGCTGAAGCCGTATATGATTTAAAACAATCTCAAGCTAGTAAAAGAATAAGAAAACCTAATTCTGGTTTTGCAAAATCATTTGATAGATATACAAACATATCAGACACAATAATGTTATACACTCCAAAATCTTCATTGAACTTTGGATATGGTGTAGAATATGAAGGTGTTGGTACAGGTATGATAGGCATGGGAATAAGAAGTGCTATCGAGACATCAGGTGTTGCAGACGCTATGGGAAAATCAGGTGAATTTGGGGCAGAGGCAATAAAAAGATTAGCAGGTAGTATTGGTGATTTAATTACAGATGGTGCTTCAACAGCAGTACAACAACAAGTAACAGGTACAGCAGTAAATCCTATGTTAGAACAAACATTTAAATCTGTACCATTTAGAAAGTTTCAGTTTGATTATCAATTTATACCTAAAAATGTAAAAGAAAAAGATGATGTACATAAAATTATAAATTTATTTAAGTTTCATATGCACCCTGAATTTGCTCAAGGTTCAGAAGCTAGATTTATAGTACCATCTAGATTTCAAATAATGTACATGTATAGGTCAAAAGAAAACACATATGTACCTAGAGTATCAAGATGTGTATTGACAAATATGGATGTTAATTATGCGCCTGGTGATGATATACAATCATTTAAAGGTGATAATCAAGGTGCTCCAATGTCAAACATTACTATGAATTTACAATTTAGTGAAACAGAAATTATGACCAAAGAAACAATAGCACAAGGATATTAAGATGTATTTTTCTACCTTTCCAACATCAGTTTATGACATCAAAGGTGATGGTAATCAAAAACTTGTAACAGACTTATTTCGCAGAGTAAAAGTTAGAGAAAAAGTATTAAATGAATTTTCACTATACGAATACTATCAGGTGCCTAATGGTGAATCACCTGAAACTACAGCATACAAACATTTTGGTAGTGCTGATTTTCATTGGGTTATATTAATGACCAATAGTATTATAGATAGATATTATGACTGGCCACTATCAGACCAAGATTTTGAACTGTTTATTACAAACAAATATACTAATGCAGATGGCATACATCATTACGAGATTACAAAATCAAGTGGTAAATTGACAGGTAATGGACCAGATGATTACTCACACAAGATAGAAGTAAATAGTACAGTAGCTGGTGCAGCTCCTGTATCTAATAGAGAATACGAACAACGACTACAAGACAAAAAAAGAAAGATAAGACTATTAAATCCACAATTCTTGGCAACATTTATAGAAGAATTTGAAACACTTCTAAATAGATAATATTATGTATGGAACAATTGACCGAAACAAGTTAGAATATCCAGGACACTTTACTATAGGTAAGATTTTTCTTACATCATATAGAACTCAATTCTTAGATGTTCCTCAAAAAATAGATATCACCAATCTGGTTGGTGAAATAAACATCTATGAGGGAATAAAAAATAAAGTATTAACAGGTAATTTAATATTACTTGACGCTCAAGCTGTACCTACACATTTACCATTATCAGGATTTGAAAGATTAGAATTTAAAGTATTTACACCTGGTTGTTCACGAGGTTATGATTTCACAGCTAAATCAGGTCACCCAATGTACATTTATAATATTACAAATAGAAGTGAACAAACAGCTAGAAGTCAGGCATATAAATTAAATTTCTGTAGTAAAGAAATGATATCAAATGAGCAGACTAGAATAAGTCAGGCATATAAAGGTGTAACAGAGAAAGGTGTATTTGATATTGTCAGAACACATTTAAAAAGTAAGAAGGCATTATTTTTAGAAGAAACTAAAAGTAATCATCAATATGTAATACCAAGATTAAGACCATTCAAAGCAATAGACATGCTAAAAGAAGAATCACATAGTAAATTACATAATACACCAGGTATGACATTCTATGAGGACGCTGATGGATTTCATTTTAGAAGTTATGAAAATATGTTAGCAATGACACGAGACAAAGCTAGACCTGTTGTAGCAAAGTTTGCTGTAAAACCTGCTAATGTGGGTGAAAAGAAAGATGTAATAGAGCAGATGAAACAAGTATATGGTTTTAGTATAGATAAGCAGTTTGATACATTGCAGAACTATAGAACAGGCATGTATGCCTCACGAGTAGTTACACATAATATGTTTAATAAAACATTTTCAGAACTAGATTTTAATTATCAAAATGAATATGAACTATCACACCATACAGAACATGATGGTGAAGGTGGCAAACAAGATAATAAATCATTAGCACCTAGATTAAATTTTGGTAATGATAAGTATGTATCAGATTATCCAGAGGGCGTATTACATTTCTTATCAACTACAGAGAAGATGTTTAATGAATATGAACCAGCACCACAAGAACTATTATTGCCTAGAAAGTTAAGCTATCACATGGCATTTGAGACACAAATATTATCATTAGATGTTCCTGGTTTTACAGGTTTAAGTGTAGGTGATATGGTGGCATTTGACGCTCCATCTTATGAACCTGCTAACGACACAAACCCATTAGACAGAGACCCATTCATGTCAGGTAGATATCTTGTTAAGTCAGTTAGACATAGATTCGACTTTGCAGAGAAGAAACACTTCACAAAGATGGAATGTATAAAAGATTCTTACATGAATCCATTACCACAAGAAATAGTAGATACATTTACGACACAAGAATATGATGATTCAAAGGCAAATATTAAACAATATGACTTGGATGATTCTATTGTTGGTGTTGCAACGAGTAACCAAGAGAGTAAATTTAAATGAACGAGAACTTTTTAGGTTTTAACAACTTTATCTGGTGGGTAGGTGTTGTAGAAGATAGAGAAGACCCACAAACACTTGGTCGAGTTAGAGCAAGAATATTAGGTACTCACACATCAGACAAGAACATATTGCCAACTACCGACTTGCCTTGGGCTCAAGTAATACATCCTGTAACATCATCTGGTATATCAGGTCTAGGCAACTCCACATTCTTAGTAACAGGTTCATGGGTATTTGGATTCTTTAGAGATGGTGAGGCACGACAAGAACCAGTAGTTTTAGGCACAATGCCAGGTCTATCAACTGAATATGCAGATACAACTAAAGGATTTTATGACCCTAATGGCACATATCCAAAAGAACTAGAACCAGATACAAACAGATTAGCAGTTAATAATCCACTTATTACAGAACATATATCATTACAAACGAGAAAAGAACAGAGAATAACAGGCATACCAACTGCCGACTTTAACACAGCTACAGGTGCTGGTGGTTCAACTCTTACTGCTGATGATGGTGGTACATTTGATGAACCATTAACAACCTATGCAACTGTATACCCATATAACAAAGTATTTGAATCAGAATCAGGTCATATTAAAGAATATGATGATACACCAGACGCCACACGAATACACGAAAGACATAGAAGTGGTACAGGTTACGAGATAGACCATACAGGAAATCAAACAACTATTATAAAAGGGTTACATGCAGAACTAGATAATGGACATAATCATTATATTAATGGCAACTCAAATATAACAGTAGAAGGTCACCATAAACTATTCATTAATAAGTCAGGCGAGGCAGATAACCACTATACCATACAGATAGGGGCCGGCGCTAATGTCAATATACAATGTGATGATGGAGATATCAACCTTGTAACAACTAAAGGTAATGTTAATATCAACTCAGGTGGCGACTACAACTTGAAGGTGCAAGGTGATTATAATGTAGAAGTACAAGGTAGTATGTCAGAAACAGTAGATGGTACGAAGACCAGCAACACAACTGGTGCTGTTGTACATCGTGGTTCAACTATAGACCTAAACCCATAAGATTATGTCAGATATAATAGAACTAATGGAACAAAGAAGGCTCAAGACCATTAAAGAGCAACTTAATAAAGAACTAGAATACATCAACTACCAGATACAACTGCTAGAAGACCAGAAACGACTAATCCAATCATATATTGATAATCCACCAACAACTGAAAAAGAACTAGATTGGCACGAGAAACCACCATTATCATCAGATGAGATATACTCATTATACGAGAAATACATGAAACACTCATATAATCCAGATGATTACACAGACAAAGACAAGGAATAGATAGAGCTAGAACCCGACAAGGACTTTATCTATTCCACCTTATTTGCGACCAGCTCTTAGAGACTATCGCAGAAGAAGAAACTAAGAGGTGCTCCGAGATTTCCGAGAATGTCCGACTGCTCCGACGCTAAAATCCAGCACCAATCAGCAGGCCCACATGAGAGTAAAATACCCTATAACAACTGTAAGAACAAATACAACAATAATACACCAACACTAAACCACCGTTATAAAACCACCATGTAGAGACAATATACTCCACTAACACACACAGGCCACCGAGACACTATGAGAAGAACAATCTATCAACTATCTACACAGTAACAGACACTCAAAGCTAAAGTCAGTCTAGCGACTGCCAGTCTCTTAATATAGACATATAACGAAGGGAAAGAGGTCGTAATAGAGAGTAATTTACAGAGTAGGCAGTTTGCGACACTTTACGCAGAATACATATAAAATGCGTAAGGCAAGTGGATTAAAACGAGACATCTATCGAGAGAAACGCCGGCCATCGCAGGACAAATAATCAGGCCACACTTGACACGCACACACAGGCCTGTTATAATATGATATACGCATTGAGTACGGCCTGTATCGCATACACACGGTCCTTTAC